GAGCCACTGCTGGACCTTCCCCAGCGGGGCGAAGATCTATTTCGGCAGCTTAAACCATGCGCAGGACAAGTACAACTATCAGGGCAAAGCCTTCGACTTTATCGGCGTGGACGAGCTGACCCACTTTACCTGGGACGAGTACAGCTATGTCATGAGCCGCAACCGCCCCAGCGGCCCCGGCACCCGGGTGTACATCCGGGCCACGGCCAACCCCGGCGGCGTAGGCCATGGCTGGGTGAAGGCACGGTTTATCAGCCCGGCGCCGGCCGGGACGCGGATAGTGCAGCTGGTGAAGGTAAAAGCGCCGGGAGGGGGAGAGATCACCCGGCGGCGCACCCGCATTTTTATCCCGTCCACCGTCTTTGACAATCCGGCGCTGCTGGAAAACGACCCGGGCTACATCGGCACACTGGCCTCTCTGCCGGAGGCCGAGAAGCAAGCGCTGCTCTACGGAAACTGGGACAGCTTTTCGGGACAGGTGTTCACCGAGTGGCGGAACGACCCGAACCACTACAAGGACCAGCGCTGGACCCACGTCATCGAACCGTTTCCCATCCCGGAACACTGGAAGATATGGCGGGGATACGACTTCGGTTTCTCGAAGCCGTTTTCTGTGGGGTGGTATGCAGCGGACGAGCGCGGGCGGCTCTACCGTATCAAGGAGCTTTACGGTTGCACCGGCACACCCAACGAGGGCCTGAGAAAGGACCCGATGGAGCAGGCACGGATGATCCGGGAAGCAGAGCAGAACGACCCGCTGCTGAAAGGCCGGGTCATCCTGGGCGTGGCCGACCCGGCCATCTTCGACGAGAGCCGAGGCGAGAGCATCGCGGACATGCAGGAGAAAAGCCCGAACTTTCTGCACTGGATGCCCGGCGACCACACCCGTCTGGCGGGAAAGATGCAGTTTCACTACCGACTGGCTTTCGGCGAAGACGGCAGGCCGATGCTGCAGGTCTTCAACACCTGCAAGCACTTCATCCGCACCATCCCGAACCTCGTCTATGACGAGAGCAATGTGGAGGACATCGACACCACGCAGGAGGATCACATCTACGACGAGTGCCGGTATGTGCTGATGGAGAACCCCATCAGCGCCGCAAAGCACACCCAGCCGCCGCCCATGCTGGACGACCCGCTGGATATGGATCCGAGGAAGGACAAGACGAGGTTTATGAGGATATGAGCGAAACGGAGAAAAAGCTGCTGGAGGCGATGGCGGGAGAGGGCTTTGGGGACAGAGCCCACGGCCTGCAGGGCCTTGCTACCGGTGTACCGGGCGGGCCGGAGGAATTGCCGGGCTCCGCTGCAGAGGGCAGCGAGAGCCTGACCGATGTACTGAGCGGAGAGCAGCCCATCGGCGAGAAGGAGATCAGCGAGGCGATGGCTGTGCTGGAGAAGTATAAGTCGGCCAAGGCCAGCCTCGACAAGCGGATCATCGACAACGAGGAATGGTACAAGCTGGGGCATTGGAAACAGTACGGCAACCGGGTGATGGAGGGCAAGCGCGCCCCCAGTACGGGGTGGCTGTTCAACTCCATCGCCAACAAACACGCCGACGCCATGGACAACTACCCGGAGCCGAACGTGCTGCCGAGAGCGCAGGACGACGAGGAGACGGCAAAGCTCCTCTCCGAGATCCTGCCGGTGCTGCTGGAACAGGCCGACTACGAGAGCGTGTACAGCGACACCTGGTGGCGCAAGCTCAAGCAGGGGACCGGCGTGAAGGGCATCTTCTGGGACCCGGCGCTGCGGGACGGACTCGGGGACATCGCCATCCGGAGCATGGATCTGCTGATGCTCTACTGGGAGCCGGGCGTGGAGGACATCCAGGACTCGGCCAACTTTTTCAGCCTGGCGCTGGCTGACAACGACCGTCTGACGGCCCGGTGGCCTCAGCTGGAGGGCAAGGCGGGCAGCAGCGGCATCACCGTGGGGCAGTACGTCAGCGACCAGAACATCGACACCAGCGAAAAGAGCGTGGTGGTGGACTGGTATTACAAGCGGGAGAAGCCCGGCGGCCAGACCGTGGTGCATTACTGCAAGTTCTGCAACGGCGTGGTGCTCTACGCCAGCGAGAACGACCCGGCGATGGCCGAGACGGGCTTCTACGACCACGGAAAATATCCCTTTGTGTTCGACCCGCTCTTCGTGGAAGAGAACAGCCCGGCGGGCTTTGGGTACATCGACGTGATGAAGGACACGCAGGACACCATCGACCGGATGACGCAGGCCATGGACGAGAACACGCTGGCAGCGGCCAAGAAACGCTACCTTATCTCGGACACGGCGGGCGTGAACGAGGACGAGCTGCTGGACACGGCGAAAGATGTGGTGCATATCACGGGACGGCTGGACGAGCGGGGCTTTATGGAGCTGGAGACGGCTCCGCTGCCCTCCAACACCATCGCCTACCAGCAGAACCGCGTGGCCGAGCTGAAGGAGATCAGCGGCAACCGGGACGTGAACCAGGGCGGCGCGACCAGCGGCCTGACGGCGGCCTCGGCCATCGCGGCCTTGCAGGAAGCAGGCTCGAAACTGAGCCGGGACATGCTGAAGAGCTCTTACCGCTCCTTTGCAAAAGAATGCTACTTCATCATCGACCTGATGCGGCAGTTCTACGACGAGAGCCGCGTCTACCGGATCACCGGCCAGCAGGGCGGCACGGAGTACCGGGAGTTCTCGGGACAGATGCTGCGGCCGCAGCCGGTGGAGAGCGTGGGCGGCGTGGAGCTGGGCGCCCATGAGCCGGTGTTCGACATCACGGTGAGCGCGGCCAAGAAGAGCACCTTCAGCCGCCTCTCCCAGAACGAGACGGCGAAGGAGTGCTACCAGCTGGGATTCTTTGCTCCGGCCAACGCCGACGCTGCACTGGCGTGTCTGGACATGATGGACTTCGAGGGCATCGAGAAGGTGCGCCAGAGGGTGGCCCAGAACGGCACCCTGTACCAGCAGCTGCAGCAGGCGATGGCACAGATCCAGCAGATGGCGGCAGTCATCGACCAGCAGAACGGATCCAACCTGAGCGAACAGGCCGGTGCCGCTGCCGCTGCCATGACCGGCGGCGGAGGCGGCGGAGAGGCCGGCGCGAAGACAGTGACCAACTCTCTGGGCGGACAGGTGGGCGGCGGGACCAACCCGCTGGCCACGAAAGCTGCCGAGAGGGCGATGAACATCAACAACCCCAACAAGTGAGAACCACAGGAGGTTATACATGATCAAAATTGAGATGATGGATACGGACAAAGGCTACAGTCTGGCTGCAAGCGGTCATGCAGGCTACGCCCCGGCGGGGCAGGACATCGTGTGTGCGGCGGTTTCGGTGCTGGCGCAGACGCTGGCAAACAAGGTAGAAGCTGCTGCAAGGAGCGGAAGGCTGCTGACGAGCTGTGTGCAGCATGGCGAGACTTTTGTGGTGCAGGCTTTGCCGAAACCCGGCCCGAACGCTTTGATGGTCGCAAGCTGGTTTGACTTTGTGGAAGAGGGCCTGCGTGCGCTGGCGGAAGAGCATCCGGACAATGTCGAGCTGGTAGTCACAGACGGCGGTGCAGATGATATGGACGAACCTACCATGAAATTGCAGCTGTTTGCGGAGGGCGGCGGTGACGGTGCAGCGGCTGCTGGCGGCGATGGTGCCGCCCCTGCGGCGGAAGAAAAGGCTGCGTCTGCTCCCGCCCAGAGCAAAGGCCGGGAGGCTGCTGCCGCTGAGGTGGATGAGATGCTGAGCCCGGCGGAAGAGCCGGGCGTGGAGGAAGATGCTGCTGAAGGCGAGGAACAGGACGGTGCGGCAGACAAGAGCAGCACCGACCCGGAGACGCACCGGAAAGCGTTTGGCGAACTGATGCGGGGCGAGTACAACCGGGAGTTTGGCGAGATGATCGTGCAGGCCACCCAGAAAGCCTACGACAGCATCCTGAACGAGCAGGGGCCGGTGGGGCGCATCCTGAACGCTCTGGGCCAGAAGTACGGCACTGCTCCCGGCGACTACGAGGCACTGGCCGCTGCGGTGGAGGGCGGCGTCGTGAAGGACGACGCCTACTACGAAGACATGGCCATGAAGAAGGGCATCAGCGTCCAGCTGGCCAAGGAGATGGACGCGCTGGAAAGCGAGAACGCCAAGCACCGCGCCGCTGAGCAGCAGCGGGCGGAGGCCGCAAAGATGGAAGCCATCCAGCAGGAGTGGGACGCCGCCGTGGAGCGCATCCGGGCCGAAGACCCGGGCTTCGACGTCAAAGCGGCGCTGGCTGACCCGGATTTTGCCCAGATGCTCAAGCTGGGCGTGAAGATGGAGGACGCTTACAAGGCCCGCTACTTTGACGACATCATGGCCCGGCGCACCACCCAGACGGCCAAGACCGTCGAGAAAGGCGTGGAGGCCCGGATTCGCCAGCGGGGCGCGCGGCCTGCCGAGAACGGCACCAACCCCGGCGGCGCGGCGGTGCTGAAGACGGACGTCTCCAAGCTGACGCCTGCCCAGTGCGAAGAGCTGGAACGCCGCGCCATGCGGGGACAGATCATCACTTTTTAACCGAAAGGCGCTGCTGACCGAAAGAACCTCTCACCGTTCCCGTCGGCTGACGCCGCGCGAGAACGGAGCTCCCCTGTTAGGGGAGCCTTTCTTAAAGGAAAATCCGGGAAGCAGAAGTCTCTCAATAAAGCACATGAGTAAACGAAGGGAGTAAGAAACATGAAGAACCACATGAATCTGCAGCTGTTTGCGCAGCCTGCAAACCACACCGGCGCGACTGGCATGAGCGCCGAAATGAAGACCTACTACGAGAAGCGTCTGCTGGATCAGGCAGAGCCGCTGCTGGTGCATGACCAGTTCGGCGACAAGTACCCCATCCCGGCCAACAACGGCAAGACCATCGAGTTCCGCAAGTACGAGAGCCTGCCCAAGGCCACCGAGCCTCTGACCGAGGGCGTGACCCCCAACGCTCAGGCTCTGACCGTCACCCCCATGACCGCCACCGTGAAGCAGTACGGCGGCTGGGCAGCCATCACCGACGTGCTGCAGCTGACCGCCATCGACAACAACATCACCCAGGCGACCAAGGTACTGGCATCCCAGGCGGGCCGTACGCTGGACACCGTGACCCGCGAGGTGCTGGCAGGCGGCACCAACGTCATCTACGCGCCGGCGGGCGACACTGCCGTGACCAGCCGCGCCAATCTGACCACTGCCAGTGTGCTGACGCCGGATCTTATCGATCAGGCGGCCACCGCCCTGAAGGCCCAGAACGCCGACGCCATCGGCGAGAGCTATGTGGCCATCGTCCACCCCTATGTGGCCTATGATCTGCGCCGCAACCCGGAGTGGATCGATGTCCACAAGTACGCTTCCCCCGACAACATCTACAACGGCGAGATCGGCAAGCTGGCCGGTGTGCGCTTCATCGAGACCAGCGAGGCGAAGATCTGGACCGGCACCGGCTGCCCGAGCGGTCTGGCCGTGTTCGGTACGCTGGTGCTGGCGGCTCACGCCTACGCCGTGACCGAGGTGGAGGGCGGCGGCCTGCAGCACATCGTCAAGCAGCTGGGCGCAGGCGAAGACCCGCTGAACCAGCGCGCGTCCGTGGGTTGGAAGGCCATCAAGACCGCAGAGCGCCTGTGTGAGCAGTACATGGTGCGCATCGAGAGCGTCAGCCCGAAGTACAGCGCGAAGGCGAAGGCAAACTGACGCGCCGGCGGCGCGGGGCTAAGTTCTCTTTTGCGTGCCAAAAGAGAACCAGAAAAGCACCCGCTACTTCCGAAGCGCGGGAGGCACGGGAAAGGGGCTGCTCGCCCCTTTCAGACCCCGAAGGAGAAGTCGAAACGGGAAAAAGCTAGCCGCTGCGCTAAGACGGGTTGCGGTGCCCAGCGACCACTTCGTGCCTTGAGTGGCACTCGTGTCCTGCTGACCGCGGCCCCAACAGCTACTCCCTGTATCCGCCGCAGGCGGCGGTCGTAGCTGTTGCGCTTTTTTCTCGTTTCTCCGTTTTACGGCTTCGCCGAGGATTTCAGGCTTTAGCTGAACAGGAACGGCAAAACGAAAGGAGAAGGATCTATTTATGGCGACTAAGAAAGAGACTGCTGCGGCCCAGGCCGTGGAGAACGCGGTGGAGACTGTGGAGAAGACCGAGACGATGGCCGAGGCAAAGGCCGAAGAGAAGGACGACGGCATGGTGACCATCCACCTGTTCAAGGACGACGACCGCTACGCGGCGCCGGTGTTCGTGGGCGTCAACGGCGACAGCTACCTCATCCAGCGCGGCATCGACGTGAAGGTGCCGAAGGCTGTGGCCGAGGTGCTGGAGCACAGCATCAAACAGGACGCCGAGGCGGCCCGGAAGAGCCAGGCCATGCAGGCGGCGGCCGGTACGCAGATGATGACCATTTGATAAGAGACCCGGTACAGCAAAGGCACGGCGCTGTGCCGGGTCTTTTTGGTTTAGGGGATAACCTCTCCGTCATCGCTTGCGCGATGCTACCTCTCCTATCGAGGAGAGGCCTTGGCATTCCGCAAAGCTTTCCCTCTTCGCCAGAGGCTCCCCTCGGTAGGGGAGCTGTCGAGCGAAGCGAGACTGAGAGGTTGTTCTTCGGGGGCAACAGAAAGGGAGGATTTAGAGCATGACAGCAGGCGAAGCGATAAAGATGGCCGACGAGCTGAGGCCGAACAACAGCTTTTCGGACGAGATGAAGCAGCTGTGGCTGCGGCAGGCCGACAGCGGCTTGCGGCGGAACGTGGTGGAGCGCAGCGACACCGGCAGCGACTTCGAGGGGCGCGGCGCGGATATTTTGTGGGAAGAGGGGCTGGAATACGACACGCCGCTGCTGGCAGACGGCGCGGCGGAAGCGCTCTATCCCCACTGGCTGGCGGCGCAGATGGACCTCGCCCTCGGCGAGACGGCCCGGGCGGCGAACGAATTGCAGCTCTACACGAGCTATGTGCAGGAGTTTGCGGCGTGGGTGAGGAGAAAGTATATGCCGGTGGGCGGCGGGAGGCTGATGACGTGACGAACCTGAACCAGATCAACAGTCAGCGGCAGTTGCTGCGGGTGTTCGGCGGGCTGAACGAGGGGTATGCGTGCAGCGAGGCAGAGCTGAGCGAGGAGAAAAACTTTTCTTCGCGGGGATACCCGGCCCTCGAGACCCGCAAGCCCCGGCGGAAGGTGCGTCAAGCGACCGGGATGAACGGGATGTACCACCTGAACGGCCTTTTGACCGTGGAAGGCACGACCCTGCGGTATGCCCCGGACGACGGCAGCGACGCCGTGGAGCTGAAGAACGCCCTGACGGACAGCGAGAAGAAGATGGTGGGCATGGGAACCAAAGTGCTCATCTGGCCGGACAAGATGTCCTTTGACACCGCAGCGGGGACACTGAGTGCGCTGGGTTCCAGCTGGCAGCAGGGCGGCAGAAGCCTGACCGTGACCCCCTGCGACGCTGCGGGCGTGGTGTACACGCCGAACAAATTCGGCGCGACCGAACCGGAAAGCCCCGAGAACGGCGACGTCTGGCTCAAGCAGGCCGAAGATGCCCCGTGGAGCTACCGCGACGCCCTGAAGCTCTACAGCACGGCGGGCGGGTGGCAGAACATCCTGCTGAACTACTGCCGCGTGACCTGCGAGGGGCTGGGCAAAGCGTTCAAGGCCGGGGACACCGTGACCCTGACGGGCATCCCGGGCGTGGTGAAGAACGCCTATTCCGCCGATTTCGGCGGGGACGTGGTGGTGGACGACGTGGCCGGGGACTCGGTGATCCTCTCCATCGCGCCGGACATTGAGAGCGTTTTGTACTACGGCACCTGTGTGGTGACGGGCCAGAGCGTGGTGTGGACGGCCATGGACGGCAAGACCACCCAGACCTTCGACGGGCCTTTCCCGGACGTGACGGCCCAGCGGCGGGTGCCGGATCTGGACTGGCTGACGGAGCACAACAACCGGGTGTGGGGCTGCTCGAGTACCGAGAACGTCATCTATGCCTGCAAGCTGGGCGACGCCACCAACTGGTTCTCCTACCGCGGCACGGCGGCAGACAGCTACGCCGTGACCGTGGGCAGCGACGGAGCTTTTACCGGCGCGGCTACCTGCATGGGATACGTGCTTTTCTTCAAGGAGAACGGCCTGCACAAGCTCTACGGCACAAAGCCCAGCGACTACCAGATGAGCAGCATCCAGTGCTCGGGCGTGGCCAAGGGTGCCCACCAGAGCCTCTGCGTCATCAACGAGACACTGTACTACCTCTCGATGGACGGGGTGATGGCGTGGGACGGCAGCCTGCCCACCAAGGTGTCGGCCTCGCTGGACGAGACGGCCATGAGCCGGGTGACAAGGGCGGCCGCCGGCGGGCTGGTGGGGCGGTACTACCTGCACACCGAGAGCCCCGGCGGGCAGAGGCTGCTGGTGTACGACACCGAGAAAGGACTCTGGCACGAGGAGGACGCCACCGGCTGGGCCATGTGCAGCACCGGGCGGCAGCTCTACCTCTGGGACAAAGAGGCAATCTGGGCCGCAGACGGGAGCCGGGAAGCCGGCGGCGAAGAGGACACGGTGGAATATGAGGCTGTGACCGGAGACATCGGACTCGGAGACCCGGACGACAAGTATTGCAGCCGGGTGACGGTGCGGCTGGACGCCATGGAGCGGACCGTGGTGACGCTGTGGGCCAGCTTCGACGGCGGCGAGTGGCAGGAGGTGGGCCGGGTGGATACCGCAGGGAAGCGTGTGCGGGTGAATCTGCCCTTCGTCCCGACCCGGCACGACACCATGCGGCTGCGTCTGACCGGAAAAGGGCAGATCGCAGTGAGGAGCATCGCCATGACGCTGAGCAACAGCGAGGGCGGAAGAGTGAACGGAGGTGTGCCGAGACGCTGAAAGCGTAGGGCTATGTTCTCTTTTGGTGTCAAAAGAGAACCAGAAAACCACCAGCGATTTCGACGCGCTGGATCCACGAGAAAGGGGCTGCTCGCCCCTTTCAGACCCCAAAGAGGAAGTCGAAGCGGAAGAATGCTAGCCGCTTCGCTAAACGCATTTTTCTCGTTTCTCCGATTTGAACAGAAACGAGAAACCGGAAGGAGGAGCTGAATGGCAAGCATTGTGGGACTTTCCAAGATCTCCATGCCGAGGCTGGAAAAGCTGGATGCGGACAGCGCCCGGGAGCTGAGGAATTACCTGTACCAGATGCAGGAGCAGCTGGAATACATTTTGAGCAACATTGACACGGAGAACCTTGCGGGGGATCTGCAGGAGAAGCTGAAATAACACATTGACAGGAGGACAGAGAACATGAGCAGAGTGAGCGATGCGAGAGTGCAGCTGGATGCGTGGGAGGCAAAGAAGCCGGGCAACTACACCAGCCAGTATAAGGACAAGATCGACGGCGTGATGGGCCAGCTGGACGGGATGAAGGATTTTAGCTACGACCCCACCCGGGATGCGGCCTACGAGCAGTATAAGAACAGCTACACCCGGCAGGCGAAGCTGGCTAACGAGAACGCCCAGGCCAACGCCAGCGCCATCTCGGGCGGGTACGGCTCCAGCTACGGCACCCAGGCGGGCCAGAGCGCCTACCAGAATGCCATGGCGGGCCTGAGCAATGCCACGAACGGGCTGTACAGCCAGGCACTGAGCCAGTACACCCAGAAAAAGAGCGACCTGCAGAACCAGCTGAGCGGATACCAGCAGGCCGAGGCGCAGGACTACGAGAAGTACCAGACCAACTACCAGAACTGGGAGAACCAGCGCAACTACTATCAGAACGTGTACAATCAGGCGGCCAGCGAAAGCCAGGCGAAGAAGAGCCGGGGGAGCGGACTTCTGAACACGATCCTGAGCGTAGGTGCAAGCATACTGATGGGCTTGTTGTAAAGAAAAAGCGCCCAGCCCGGAAGAGCTGAGCGGCGGAAGAAAACCTCTCACCGTTTCTGTCCGCCTGCGGCGGAGCAAAAACGGAGCTCCCCTATCGAGGGGAGCCTTTCTTAAAGGAAGTCTTATGCAAGATGGAGCTTTTCCTTCAAGGCGTCCTGAAGAACGCCGGAGAAGTTGATGTGTGCGGCCTCGGCAGCATCGTTGAGCCAGGCCGGGACGGAAAGAGTTTTTTTGACGGGACGGAACTGCTTTTGGTAGGCGGCCATATCGAAGGGTACCATGACCACGAAGTCTCCGGCCTCCACCGGAAGAGAGGAAGGAACGGAAGGAGTGGGGCAGACAGCGCACTCTTCCAGCATCAGGCCGATGGCATCCTGTGCCATCCGCACAGCCTCATCCATCGTATCGCCCTGCGTAAAGCAGCCCTCGATGTCGGGGACGGTGACAGAGTAACCTGTGGCCTCGGGGTGGAACACGGCGGGATAGAAAACAGCGTTCATGGAAATACCTCCTTATTTCTTCAGCCCGGCCAGTTTGAGGATATTTTTCTCTGTGCCGGGTTTGAGGTCTTTGGCGTGGAAAGGGACGATAGTGGTCTTGCCGGTGGTGGGGTTGTGGTATTTGCGATGAGAGCCGCTGGAGCTGACGAACACGAAACCGTTCTGTTCGAGCAGGCGAACGATCTCTTTGGGGGTCATTGGCATGAAGATGCACCTCCGAATCTGTAATTATAATATATACGTATTTTACGTATTTGTCAAGAGAGGAGTTAAAGATGGGCGTATTCAAGAGATACAAGAACGCGCAGGCGGCGCAGAAGGACGCGGAGAACGCGATGCCGGGGGCGTACCAGAGCAACTACACCGACCGGATCAACGAGGCACTGGACAGCATGGGCGCGGCCAGCAATGCGGGCTATGACGTAGGCACGGACAGCGAACTCTACCGGCAGTACCGCGCGGGCGCGCAGGCGAATGCCAGGGCGGCGGCTGAGAACGCCGCTGCGGGCGCAGCAGCCCTGAGCGGCGGGTACGGCTCCAGCTACGCAGACAGCGTGGCCCAGCAGGGCTACCAGCAGGCCATGGCGAACGTGGACAGCGGACTTTCGGGCCTGCGGGACAAGGCCCTGACCATGTACCAGCTGAAGCAGAACGGCCTCTCGGGGCTGCTGAGCGCGCTGCAGAGCCAGGACAGCCTCGAGGCGGCGGAGCATCAGGGAGCCGTGGCCAACGCGCAGGACTGGCGGGACTACAAGAAGAGCCGGGCAGACCAGGCAGCGCAGGAAAAGCAGAACTTCTGGGATAATCTGATGCAGGTAGGCACCGATGTTGTAAAAGCGGGCTTTACCGCCTACGACCGGTACAAGGGATATGACCAGTGGAAGCAGGAACATGAGCTGCAAGAAAAACAGGTGCAGGCGCAGCTGCAGCAGATGGCGATAGACAAAGCGCTTGACTATAAAGAACGGGGTGCAAGCGAAGCTTTCCTGAACCAGTTCCTGAGTGCGAACGGCTTAGACCCCAGCATTCTCAACGATTGGACCACGGAGAAAACGACTGAGCTTTCCCCGGCGGATTATCTGACAGCAATGAAGGGAATCACCGACCTTTACGAGGGTGGTTTCCGCGATGCAGCAGGGGCTGTAGCCGACATGTACGGCATTAGCAGGGATACGCTGAACTACACGCCTCAGTACATCACCGGCAGCTACAGCAGTCGGAGAAGCGGCGGCTCGGGCGGCTCTTCGGGCAGCAGGAGCGGCGGCACGAAAAGCAGCGGGAGCAGCCCGACCTATGCCCAGCTGCTGAGTATGTCGAAGGAGTTTGTCACAATGAAAGCGAGTGACCCGCGGTATGATTACTACAAGCGGACGCTGACGGATGCGGGCTGGATAAAGGACGACACCCCGAACCTGTTGGAGACGAACCGAGGTCTGACGGGGCAGAGCTGGAAAGGAGACCCGGCAAACAAGTGGGGTACTGGGACAAGTAACAGACAGAGCCAGAGCACCGGAAGAACGGCAAGCCAGTCGAGTGTCCCGCAGCGGGCGCAGGTGGCGGCGAACGCCATCAAGGGCCAGAGGAACCACGGCTCGGATGACCAGACTATTTTTAACAGCCTGAAGTATCAGGGATACACGGACGACGAGATCTGGAAAGCCTTTGAGCTGGCAGGGTAACAGAAAAGCCTCCTGCACGACCGTGTGCAGGAGGCTTTGGGATAAAGTCAGGCGAGGTGGAGCTGGTGCTTGAGCGCGTCCTGAAGGACCTGACTGAAGTTTACATTGCGTTCAAGGGCGGCGGCATTGAGCCACGCCGGGAGAGTGACGGTGCGGTTTACCGAACGATTGACGCTGGCGAGCCGGACGGACGGCATATAGGCATCGACCAGCACGACCCGCTCGTTTTCTTTAGGCTGGATAGCGGACAGGGCCGAGGGGGCGGGGATAGGCTCGCCGTCCTCTTCCAGCCCGCACATCACGCAGCCAAGCAGCTCGCGGGCGGAAAGCAGGGCGTCGTCCTCGGACGTACCGCTGGTGGCGACACCGAGGTCGGGAAAATCGACAGCGATCTCCTGCCCGTCCTCGTAGATAAACACGGCAGGATAGAAGTAACGGTCGGGAAGATTCTTTTTCATCAGAAAAGCCTCCTATCATTCAGCGGAATTTAAGGCCGGACTGCTGCTCAATGCGGTTAAGCGTAGCCCGGGGAATATCTTTATCGGGGTCTTTTACGGTGACGCGACCGGGCTTGGCGGGGTGTTTATACTGGTGGTGGCTGCCCACGCAGTTGACCTCATACCAGCCGTCGGCCTTGAGCGCCTTTATGACCTCGCGGGACGAATAACTTTTCACGACATCATCTCCTCAATAACAGAATAACAAATACAATACTATTTGTCAAGACAAAAAGAAGGGAAGAAGACGGAATGGCAGTAACCAAACAGCAGCTCGCACAATGGAGCAGGGAATTTGCCGCAAAGAACCCGGACAAGGTGAGTGGGGCGGGCAGCACTGCGCAGAGCACCACCACAAAGAAGAGCAGCGTCACCAAGGAGCAGTTGAGCCAGTGGAGCCGGGAGTTTGACAAAAAGGAAGCACAACGTCAGGCAGAACAGGAGCAGAACACCCGGGCCAAAGCCTTACAGCAGTACACCGAACGGCACATAAGCGACATGGGGGAGGTGGATGAGAGGAACGAGCCCTCTCAGGCGAGCAGCGGGCGGAAAGAAAACCTCTCACCGTTCCCGTCGGCTGACGCCGCGCGAGAACGGAGCTCCCCTGATAGGGGAGCCCTTCTTAAAGGAAGCCCCACTGAAAGGGCGCTGGACATGGGGCAGAAATGGGGCGTTCCGGCGAAGAGCGGGAACGTGCTGGAGAACGTGGGCAGCGGGGCCATGGCCTACGGCAGCGGCCCGGCGCAGGAGCTGAGAGCCAGCTTTGCCAAGGACAGCGTACCGGACGAGTTCGACCGGATCAACCAGTGGATGGACACCGGGGACAACAAGAATCTGGCCGACGCGGTGCGGCGGGTGGACAACACCCACGGCGCGTACACGGACGCCGACCTGATCCAAAAGGGCGGCTGGACGCAGGAGCAGATCGACGAGGCCCGGAAGATGAACGCTGCGCTGGACGCCATCCCCACATGGCAGCGGTATGCGCGCCGGGCGGCGAACACCATCGGCGGCATCGGAGACACGGTGGCTGCTGCCCCGGTGCTGGGCGCGGAGTACGGCGTACAGGCGGGAAAGAACATCGACGCCACCCTGAAGAACTGGAAACAGGTGGAGCAGGAGGTAAAGGGCGACGAACACGCCCAGAGTCTTTTCGACCTTTTGACCGATGTGGACATGGACTATAACCCCACCTGGCCGGAGAGCCGGAACCGGGAGCTGATCTCGATGGGGTACAACTCCAAGGAGATCCGGGAGATGCGCCAGAAGCTGGCGGGGTTGGAAGTGAGCGACGGCATCGACAAGAACCAGAGCGTGGGCTACCAGCTCTACGACCGCGGGCAGCGGCTGACGGCTGCGGCCCAGAGCGGCCTGAGCCCGACCCAGCGGGCCGTGGCGGGGGCCGTGACCAGCGCAGCGGAGAACCTGGCCGTGGCGGGTGTGAACCCGGCGGCAGTGCTGCCCGTCCTGAGCGCACAGGGAGCGGCAGAGGCCATGGGCCAGAGCGCAGAGAAGGGCGAGAGCGCCGGTAAGGCATTGGGCGGCGGCCTCGCCAAGTTCGGCGCGGGATGGGCCATCAACTCGGTGGGCGCAGCCGACCTTGCAAAGACCATGGGCTCGGACTACGCGAAGGACACGCTGGCGGGGCAGATCGCGGACTGGGTGCGGGGGCTGGCGGGCAGCTCGGAGCTGGCGCAGCGCTACCCGGCGGTGGCTGCGGCCATCTCGGGCGGCATCGACAACTCGATGCAGGCCTTTGCGGAGACCTATGCGGACATGGCCATCGACGCTGCGCTGGGGGACAGCGAGGCGGCGAAGAACCTGTTTACCAAAGACACCTTCCTCACCGCGCTGGAAAGCGGACTTTCCGGCGGCGCGTCCGGTGCGTTGGGCGGCGCTGTCGGCACGGGGCTGGCAAAGCTGAACGGAGGAGACGCAAGCCTGCTGGGGCAGACAGAGCATTATGACCAGATGGACCGGATGGAGCGGGCTGCTGCCCAGCAGAAGGAGTGGGAGGCCCGGGCAGCGGAGCCCTCTCAGTCGGCTTCGCCTTCGGCCACTGAAAACATCAGCGGGCAGGAAGAAAACCTCTCACCGTTCCCGTCGGCTGACGCCGTGCGAGAACGGAGCTTCCCTGAAAGTATGCAGCGGGCGGAAACAACTGCCGCAAAATCGGAAAACCCGGCGGTGCGGCAGTTTGCCGAAGTGGCGGCGAACGACAGCCTGACGGGCAAGACCATCGGGCTGTTTACGCCGAACGCCGAGAACCGGGAAAACCGTGCGGCTTTTGAGCAGGCTTACGGCGTGACGCTGCCCGACACTGCGGCCGCGACCCGCCGGATGCTGCGGGAGATCGCCGCACAGCAGAACGTAAAAAGCGAAGCAGCGCCTGCTGCACAGAGCGCAGAGCTGCCCGGCGAAGCTGTGGATGCGCCGCAGACAGTACAGGACACTCCCGCAGAAACCGCCGATGCCATGCCGGAAACGGCTGTGCCGGACAACGTGCGTGAAGCGACTGCCGCCGCAGCTGAAACCGACGGCTACGAGAACGCTCCGCTGCGGGAGACTCTGGGACTCCGGCCGGAAGCGCCGAAGACCCAGCGGGAGGCCGAGGTGCAGCGGGCGCTGGAAGGCTGGCGGGTGACGGACAAGGCGGCGGAGACCATCAGCAAAAATATGCCGGACCGGGTGGACGCCGACCGGTATGCGGCCGCAGCGTCGCCGCTGTACCGGCTGGGCCGGAGCGGCGCTGCCACCTTTGCGCAGGCGCTGGAGCTGGCGGGCAGCATGAGCGGCACGGCGGCGGACATCAATTATATCCTGAGCACCGACGCCGGCCGGACGGCCCTTGAGATCGCCTACACCCAGGGCAAGGGCGAACGGATGCTGTATGCCGAAAAGATGACCGAACTGGGCGGCGCGCTTGGCAGCGAGAGCACCAGCGGCAGGGGCGAGGTATACGCCAAGGGTACGATGCGGCAGGAGAGCGACCCGGCCAGCCAGATCATCAGCCTGAACGCGGCGGCCACCGGCACGGATGCTGTGCTGAGGGATGTGTTGCAGAACGACCGGAGCATCAGGGCCTATGTGGACACCGAGACGGCCCGGATCTTCTTCGGCGACAGTGCGCAGGACATCTTCGGCACGGTGCTGCACGAGGACTACCACTGGTACAACGCGCTGGACGCCGAGGGCGCACGGACTTTGCAGGAGCACGCGCTGGAATATCTGGCGAAGAGCAGCGGCTACGAAAGCCTCGACGAGATGATCCGGGCGAAACTGCGGGATTACAGCGCCCAGAGCCTGACCTACGAGCAGGCAGCGGAAGAGCTGGTGGCCGACGCATGGCGGGGCATCTTTGACAGCGAGGAGAGCTTCAAGCGCTGGGTGACGTTCCAGCGCGGGCAGGCAGAGAAGAACGCAGGCAAGAGCGGCGCCATCCACAAGGTGATGGAGCAGGTGCGGCAGATGCTGGATGGGCTCATCAGCCGGGCAAAGGAAGTACTGACCGCAGACCCGGACAACCGCGCCGCCCTGAAGGCGAAGCGTCTGGCCGAGACCGAAAAGCGCACCTTGCAGGACGAGTATTTCGCCCACGCAGAAAAGGCCATGGACAACCTGCGGACGGCAAAAGAAAACGCCGCAGCCCTCAAGACCGAGAGCGCGGCGGAAGGACGGGGCGTGAGGTTCCAGCTACAAGAAGGAGAAGAAACTCTTGAAAAACAACTGAATCGAAATCTTTTACGGCTGGAACAGATGAGTCCGGTAATTGAAATTACAGGGAAAGAAATTGCATACGGTGCAACCAGTAAAGAAAACGCTGAAAACATCGTGCGCTTCTTTGAATCGGTCGGCGGAAAAGTAGAACGTGATGGATTTGGTGTGATCGAGCTGACTCGCAAGGGAGCAAAAGCAACCGTACAGCACGGCAATGGCCCGGCGAAACAAATTGCGGCAGCGGCGATTCCTGACGTTATTCGCTATGGCGAACAGATTGGCTTTGTAGAGAATTGGAAAGGCCGGGGGTATAACACATATACATTTATAGCACCGGTCGTGGCAGCTGGAACAAAAATCTATGAGGCGGTCGTTGTAAATGAATACCGCAGTACAAAGCAAGGAAATAAGTTTTATGTCCACGAAGTGTGCGGTTCTGATGGAAGCCTGTTAGTATTGGATGATGCAGGACGGATAAAACAAAAGCAGGAAAGCGCTGACACGGTACTCAAAACCGAGGAGGGCGGTGAACGCCCGAGCTTTCCTGCTAATAAAATTATAACACAGAACAATGCCCCTGTAAAGAAAAACATCCGTTTCCAGATGGCAAGCCCTGTGGAAGTAAACAGCGAAAAAGAGCTGGTGGCGGTACACAACCTGACCGAAGAAAATCTGCGGGAAGCGCTGGACCTGGGCGGGATGCCGTCGCCTTCTATCGCGGCGGTGAAGGCACAGGACGGCCACAGTAAGTATGGTCCCATCTCGCTGGTGTTTGGCCCGGATGCCATTGACCCGCAGGCCAGCAGAGCAAACCGGGTGTATGGCTCAGATGCCTGGACGCCGACAAGGCCGAACGTGGAGTACGCTGTCAATGCAGAAAAAGCAAGAGCCTTAAATGGGGAGCTTGCGCAGCTGAGTCGGCAGGTGGCAGAAGGAACATTTGCAAAAGGAAATATTCTGACCGGAACTCTGGACATGGAAGCATCTGGCGATAGCCCGAAAAAGTTGGCAGAGAAACTGGCACAGAATGACAGCGTAAAGGCCGCATACCTTGCCCAGCAGGGAAAAACCATCGAGACTGTCATGAAGAGGGAGGAACGATTTACCACAGAGCAGAAGTCCAGATATGAGAAAATCATCGACTCTGTAGGTGGCGAGGATGCACTGCGGGATATTGTTGAGACAGACAAGCTGAACGGCAACCATGACATGGCACATACTGTGCTGGAAAAAGTGCGAGAGTCTGAGAAGCAATGGGCTATAGAGACGTTCCATTGGAACGCTGAAAAGGCAGAAGCCAAAGCGGCAAAGCTAATTCGCCCGGCGCTGCTTTCCCGATTGGCAAATGCATATGACTACCTCTCTGCCAGAAATGAAGGCGGCAGCATGGTAAAGGATATGGATGCCATGCAGCAGGCGTTACAGGAGAATGCACCGGACAGCAAAGTGGAAAACTGGCTGCTGCCAAAGGTGGAAAAAATTCTTGGTGAAAAGGGAATCTATAACGGGAAAGACCCATATACGGCAAAAGGCAACCGCCGCAGCTTTGCCCAGCTGCACAATCCCTACACGCTGGAAAACCTTGTGGCTGCTATGAATCAGGAGGAAGCTCGGGGCAAAGGTGCGTGGGGGCTCTCGGCAAATACTCTGATGAGTACAGCCACAGCGGAATACAAAAACCTCGACGAAGTGCGGGCAGACAAGAACCGTTTACAACAGATGCCGGAAGAAGAATATAAGGCACTGTTGGAAAAGGCAGACGGCCAGATTGAAAAGGTCGTTGACAAGCTGCGCAGCGAGACAGAAGCCCACACGGACAACAGCTTTGAAGAGCGGGAAATACTGGGTGACATTCTGCTGCGAGCTGCACAGGGAAGCCAGACAGCCGCAGCGATTGGCAAGGCCTTTGCAAAAGAAGGCTACATCATTGGTAAGGACACAGCCCAGATGATACGGCAGCTGTACAAAGATGTGGCCGCTATCCCTACCGGGTATTTTGAGGCTAAACCTCAACGTGCAGTGGGCTTTGATGAGGTAAAGGCAGCTGTCCTGCCGGACAACGCCAGCGAGACGCTGGTGAACAGTCTGAAGGAGCAGGGTGTGCCGGTATATCAGTACAAAGCCGGAGACGATGCCAAGCGCACCGAGATTTTGAACAAGCTGCCGAATGTACGCTTCCAGAAGGCCGAGCAGGCCGACCGGGACGCCAAGCAGAACCAGCAGCGGCAGGCCAGCCGGGTACTGGCGGAGAAGGCAGCGGCCTTTGACACCCTGAACCAGTTCTTCGGCCTGACGAAGAACACCCGGCTCTCGGACGCTGCCCTCGAAAGCCTCGCCATCCGGTGGACCAAGACCAACGGCAGCCGGGCCGACCGGACGAAGCTGGCAAACGAGACGCGGGCGCTGGTGGAGTATCTGCGCTCGGAGGGCGCGGACATGGCCAAGGCGCAGGGACTGGCCGAGACGCTGGCAGGCGAGGTGCTGGATGAGGCAACCTACCGGAACACGGAACTCTGGAATGAGTATCCCGACCTGCATGACCTGACCTACACGGTAGACAAGAACGGCAAGGCCAAGGCCGAGCTTGTGAAGCGGTACGGAAGCTGGACAGAGGCGGTGGCCGAGGCCCGGCGCCACGGCGTGAAGCTGCGGCAGGCGGAGGGATACCGGGACGGCAACCCGGCGGAACAGTACGAGGCCATCGTGAACGACACCCGGGCCGTGGGCGGCGTGAAGGAGAGCGCTGCGGCGCTCTTCCGCTCGGCGGCACAGGAAGCGGGCGTGGCGGGCGCAGCCAGCATGGAGAGCACGGAATGGCTCGACGTGCTGATGAACGTACACGACACCATCAAGCCCAAGATGATGAGCCGGTTCGCGGACGCTGCCGAATACGAGGACGCCAAGGTGGAACTGGCGGGCCGGATGATCGGCGACATCATGAGCCACCCGGAGATGACCGACGCCGAGGCGGTCTTCGAGGGCATCTTAAAGCATAACCGGGAGGTGGCCGCAATGGCCGCCGGAAGCGAGGAACGTGCGGCTGAGGTGACGAAGGGGCTGAAGAGCGTGCAGCAGGCCCAGCGGAAGGCTTTTGCCGACCGGATGCGGGAAAACAGCCGCAGCCAGAGCGCCGAGGTCAAGAGCGTGAGCCGGGCAGAACGACAGCTCAACGAGAATCTGGAAACGCTGGGCGCACAGGTGAGCACAGCAGCGGGTCTCGACGAGAAGATGACTGCTCTGCGGGAGGCCTACGAGCGAGAATGGAAGGCCGAAAAGAACCGGATGAAGCAGGCCCGGCAGGAGATGCTGGACGAGATAAAGCTGGAGCGCCGACAGCTGCGCTCCCAGATCGACGATCTGGCCCGGCAGGTGGCCGGAGAGCAGCGGAGAGCCGACCGGGCAGAGCATCAGCTGCTGATACAGGAAAACGAGATCATGGAGTGGGAAGCCGAGAACCAGCGCAAGGCCGAAGCGTGGCAGGAAAAACAGGCTCAGAGGAATGCGATCGCCATTGAAACGGCCCGGCAGCAGCGGGACGAAGACGTGGCCGTGGCCAAGGCACTGGCCGAAAAGCGGGTGCAGAAAGCCCGGGAAGGACGGAAGGCGGACGAACTGAAACGGAGCATCCGGAACAATGCCGCCCAGCTCAACCAGATGGTGCTGCGGCCAAAGCCCGGGAAATATGTACAGAAGAGTCTCATCGTGCAGGCCGCTGAGGTGGCGAAGCTGGCGGACATGACGGTGCTGAACAACAACGCCGTGGCCAAGCTGACCGCCCTGCAGGACAGCATCCGGCGCAGCGGAGAGATGGACGCCGGCATCCACGCCGACTGGGAGAACAGCGGCGTGGAAAACCTCATCCAGATGCTGCGGGACGACATGAACGCCAGCAAGCAGGCAAAACTGGACCGGCTGAACAAGCAGCTGGAAGAAGCCAAGGCTCTGCCGGACGGCGACAAGGTCGAACAGCTGCGGGAACGGCTGCGCCAGCGAATCCGGGAGACGGAGAACCGCACCTATCTGCCCATGACGGTGGACCAGCTGCGGATGCTGAAGGCCATCACGGCCAGCACCCTGCACATGATCCGGACGGAAAATAAGACCCTGAGCCTTGCGAGGGCAGAAGAGGTGGACAGCATGGCCATGAAGGCCGCCCACGAGGTGCTGAACTCGGAGGGCAACGGTTTCGGGGAGAAATTTGAGAAGGCGAAGGGCGCGATGAACCGCTACCAGCTGGACATGCTGGGCGGCACGAGAATGTTCCGACGCCTGGGCGGCTACACCAAAAACGGCCAGATGGAGAAGCTGGGACAGATGCTGAACGACGGCCAGCGGCGGCAGACGGAGATCCTGGTAGAAGGCGAAAGCCTGTTTGCCAACGTGACCGGCAAGGAACACCTGAAAGAGGTGGAGGCTTTTGCCGGGCCGGGGGCGGAGCTGGTGGACATCGGCCTGAAGGACAGCAAGGGCAATGCCGTGCCGCTGAACCACGCACAGCTGTGCAGCCTGTATATGCTGCTGCGCAACGAGGACAGCCGCCACCACCTGATGACCGGCGGCCTGACCCTGCCGGACGCCGCCCAGTACGCCAAGGGCAACATCGAGAGAGCCTACCAGCGCAGCCAGACCGTGATGCTGGGAACGCTGGTGGGCGCTGACGGCGTCCCCATGGCCGACACCATTTTGCAGACGGTACAGGACGCCATGACAGACTATGACCGGGCATGGTGCGAGGACATGAAGGACTTTTTCGGGCAGTACACCACGAACCTCATCAACGAGACCAGCATGAAGCTGCTGGGCTACGACCGGGCCACCGTGAAGAACTACTACCCCATCGCGGTAGACCGGAGCACGCTGGCGACAGAGATCGAGGGCGTGAAGATGGATGCCACCATCGAGGGACGGGGCTTTTTGAAGGAGCGTGTGAAGAGCGACAAGCCCATTTTGCTGGAAGAGTGCCAGAACGTGGTGAACCGGAGCCTGCGGGACACGGCGGCCTATGCGGGCCTTGCAGCCCCCATCCGGGACGTGCAGCGGGTGCTGAACAGCACCGTGGAGACGGCGGAGGGAATCGGTGTACTGAAGGACAAGATCATCGGCGAGAAGTGGGGCAGGGAGACAGTAAGCTACATCAACGACCTGTTGACCGACCTGCAGACCAGGCAGCGGCACCGCAGCAGCACCATGAGCCGGGCGCTGGACCGGATGCGGGGCAACTACGCCGGGGCCATCCTGACCGTGAACCCGGGCGTGGCCATCGCGCAGGCAGCCAGTCTGCCCACGGCGGGCGCTGTGCTGGGAGCGGACACCATGGCGGCGGTGCTGCCCTTCGTAAAGAATTTCTCGGGCAAGCAGCGGGCTGCGGTGGAAGCGGAGATCCGCCAGCACGGCGACGCCCTGCTGCAATACCGCCTGCGGGGAACGAAGCGGGGCGAGATGAGCTCCATCGGCGCGCACAAAAACCTTGTGGCGAAGGCCTCGGAGGCCATGCCTGCCGTGACCGGCTGGATCACCGGCATGGACGAGATCACGGTGGCCGCGCTGTGGGAGGGCGCGAAGCGGTATGTGGAGCGCCACGCAGCGGAGTTCGGCGAGGACGCTGCGGAGAAGGGCAGCGAAGCCTACTGGGAAGCTGTAAACAAGATGTACCAGCGGGTCATCGAGGAGACCCAGCCCAACTACACTACCATGCAGCGGGCGGGCATCCAGCGCAGCGACAACGAGTTTGTGAAGACGCTGACCATGTTTACCACCCAGCGCTTCCAGAACTACGGCATCCTGGCCGACGCAGTAGGCGACTACAAGGCCCAGAAGGCGCGGTACGCTGCCGACCAGAGCGCCGAGAACAAGGCCGAGGTACAGCGGGCCGGGCAGAGCCTGCGCCGGGCGGCGGCAAGCCAGGTGGTGCAGACGGCGGTATTTGCCCTGATGAAGATCGGCGCGGACTTCTTGCTCCACCGGTGGGACAAGGAGCAGGACGAGAACGGCGACATCACGGCGGCCAGCGTGGGCAAGCGGTTTTTCGACCTGTACACCGAAAGCGCAGCCGGAAACTTTTTGTACGGAGCGGAGATCTACAGCGTTATCTCGAACGCTGCAAGCGGCGCGGACTACGACGTGGTAAGCGCCACCAACATCAGCGCGGTGAACGATCTGTTTGCCGCCTTTACCAAGACCGCCAAGCTGCTGCGGACGGACACTGGCGAGATGAGCGAGGAAGAGCTGGCGGCGCACCACCAGAAGCTGAACAAGGCGGTGCTGAAGGACATCCAGTGCGGCCTTGAGCTGTACGGCGTCCCGGCGGCGAACATCCGGAAGGTGATGCAGGCGTTTGAAGGCTACTGGGAGGATGCACAGGCCATCGGCAGCGGCGAAGGGTTTAGCTTTAGCTCTGCACCCTCTTCGGCCACCGGGCAGTACGACCGGCTGTACAACGCCATCCAGAGCGGGGACAGCGAGGAGGCTGCTGCGGCGATGAAGAAGCTGGAACAGATGAACAAGACGGACAAGGTGGACAGCGAGCTGGCAAGGCGGCTGAAGCAGTACGACGCCGACGTGCTGGCGGCGGCCGAGGCCCGGAACGCCGGGAAGGCCCGGGTCGAGGAAAAGGCCCGAAAGGCCGTATTTGAGAAGCTGCGGGAGGGGCTGGACGTCGCCCCCGCGACAGACAGGGCCAAGGGCAAGGCAGATGCAGTCCGGCGGGCGCAGCTCATCGACCTTGTGAACAAGGCGGTGGACGGCAAGGCGGACGAGCTGCTGGCGGGCAGCAAGGACGGCAGCGTATACGACGCGCTGCTGGACGAAGTGGAAAATGGCCGGGCGAAGGACGTGCAGGCCGAAATAAACCGGCTGCTGACCGCAGGCAAGGACAAGGGCAGCATCAAGAGCAAAATAACCGAAGCCGTGAAGGAAGAGTATCTGGCGGGCAGCGACGGCGACCGGGAGAGGCTGGAAAAGAAGCTGCTGGCCCTCGAGGACGCAGAGGGAAGCCCGCTGTACGAGGAAAAGAACTTTGTGCAGTGGGTGAAGGATGCGGACAAGAAGGCGGAGAAGGCGAAGGACGAGAGAAATTGGTGGGAGGAGGTGAAATAAAAACGGCTTGATATTCCGGCACAGTTGGCGTATACTGATAGTAAGAAAGTTGGAAAATCCAACAATGCAAAGGAGCTGACAGATATGCTGACAGAGCTGAGGACCAAGTCTCAGATCACCATCCCGAAAGACATCGTGGCACGGCTGGGCCTGCACGAGGGCGACAAGCTGGAAATCGTGGAAAAGGATGGAACCATCCAGATCATGCCGGTGGCCGTGTACCCGAAAAAGTATCTGGACGAGCTGCGCAGCGAGATCAACGAAACAAAGGCGAAGATCGCAGCCGGTGAACAGCCGGTCTTTGATACCGTTGACGAGCTGTTTGAGATGCTGGATGGAGTGAGCTGATGGCATACAAAATCACATTTACCAAGCGGTTCGTCAAGAACGTGAAACGGCTGTCGGCAGCAGAACGGACACAGCTGAAAAAGAAGCTGGAACTGCTGATGCAAGATCCGCTATACCCGTCACTGCGAACAAAGCGGATACAGGGAACAACAGATTTGTTTGAGTTCAGTGTCAATATGGATGTTCGGGTCATATGGCAATACGACGGAGACACCATCATACTGCTGCTGGACATCGGACACCACGATATTCTGAATCAGTTTTAAGAAAAGAACGAGCACTCTGGCTGCGAGCCGGGGTGCTCGTTCTTTTTGTATGTCCGCTTTGGGAAAGTCCGCAGTAGTTTTGAATCAGGGGGCGTGGTAGGCTGGAGAAGAAGAGGTCTTTAGAAACGGCAGCGGACCGGAAGAAAACCTCTCAGCTTTGCAGTCCGCCTGACGGCGGCGCTGCAAAGCAGCTCCCCTGGCGAGGGGAGCCTTTCTCAAAGGAAGGAGCCTCAGAGTGAAAGTAAGGATCATCAAAGACCGATTCGGCGGGATGGGCTGGCGGGCCGAGCCGGGGGTGCTGCACCTGGGCGGCGTAGGAACGGCGGGCGTGGCCAGCCTGAGTTTTGCGCTGCCGGAGGAGTGGGATGGGATGGCCGTGACCCTGCACATCGAGCAGGACGGCGGCACACTGCCCCAGCCGGTGCTGCTGGACGAGAGCCGGACGGTGACGGTAGACCGCCGCTTTACCACTGCCCGGCAGGGACTGTGGATGCTGCTGGCCCAGAGCGCGGACGGCTACACGGCCATGAGCTGTCCGGCGAAATACGACTGCTATGACACCATCGGGCTGTCGGGTACGGTGGAGGACATCGACCCAAGCGTATACGCCCAGTTTGTGGCGCTGGTGCAGCAGGCCGTGAACACGGCCATGAACGAGGGCGCGGCCGCAAAGGATGCGGCAAAGACGGCGCAGGCGGCGATGGACGCCGCCCAGAAAGGCGCTGCGGCCACCCAGAAGGAGCGGATGAGCGCCGAGGACGCCGAGAGCGCTGCGGCCCTTGCGGCTGCAAAGACACAGGCGGACATCACGGCTGCGGCCACCAGCGCGGCCAGAGCCCTGGGCGCGGCAAACGAGACACTGGACGCCTGCACCGCTGCCACCCAGGCAGCGAACCGGGCGGCGAACCTTGCCCCGAAAAAGGAGGAGCGCCGCCTGCTGATGCGTCTGCTGCGGGAAGCTGCCTACCAGACCAGGACCGCCGACACCCTGCTGGACCAGCTGAGCGGGGTATGGGCCGAGGTGCCGGTGGAGGCCGTGCGGCTGAACAGGGACAGCCTGACCTTGCACGTGGGCGACCGGGCGGCGCTGGGCGTCCGGATCAGCCCCGAGGACGCCACCGAGCAGACCGTGCTGTGGGAGAGCAGCGACGAGACCGTGGCCACGGTGGAGGACGGCGTCATCACGGCAAAGACCCCCGGCGGGACACGGATCACGGCCCGGGCAGACGGGTGCAGCGCAGAGTGCGCCGTGCTGGTGAAGCCGGCAGTGGAGCGGGTGAGCCTGAGCACCGACGCCCTGGCCCTGACGGCGGGTGAGACGGCGGTGCTGGACGCAGCCGCCGACCCGGAGGGCGACGTGGCGTGGCTGAGCAGCGACAAGACCGTGGCCGAGGTGAGCAACGGCACCGTGACGGCCAAAAAGCCGGGCGCTGCGGCCATCCTCGCGGTCAGCGGCGGGAAATACGCCTGCTGTGCCGTCCGGGTGCAGGAGGCCGAGGTGCCGGTGGAGACCGTGACCCTGAGTCAGACCGCCCTGACACTGAAGCCGGGGGAGGCTGCGGCCCTGACGGCCACAGTCAGCCCGGAGACCGCTGATCAGGCTGTGGTATGGTACAGCGCCGACCCGGAGACCGCCAGTGTGACCGGGGGCGAGGTGGTGGCCATCTGCGCCGGAACAACGGAGATCGCGGCCATTGCGGGCGGCGTGAAGGCGGCGTGCAGCGTAACGGTGGCCGAGGACGGCCTGAAAGCCGCCAGCCTGATGCTGAGCGCCGGGACGCTGGAGCTGACGGAGGGCAAGACCGCGACCCTGACGGCCACGGTGCTGCCCACCAGCATCCCCCAGAGCAGCATCGTATGGACCAGCTCCAACGAAGAGGCTGCCGTGGTGGACGGCGGCGTGGTGACGGCCCGCGCCGCCGGTGCGGCCATCATCCGGGCCAGCGTGGGCGGCAAGACGGCCAGCTGCACCGTGACCGTAAAGGCGGCGAGGGTGCCGGTGAGCAGCGTGACGCTGGACCGCAGCACCCTTGAGCTGAGCGTGGACGGCACGGCCCGGCTGACGGCCACCGTGCGGCCCGAGAATGCCGACGACCGCACCGTGGTGTGGCAGAGCAGCCGGGAGGACGTGGCCACCGTGAGCGGCGGCATCGTGCGGGGCGTGGCCGAGGGCAGCGCGCTCATCAGCGCCACGGCAGGCGGCGTAAAGGCCGAATGCAGCGTGACCGTGAGCCAGGCACTGGTGTGGTGCAGCGTGGTGAACCGGATGAGCCATGTGACCACCGACCAGACCGCCGTCGTGGTGGCCAAGGGCCGGGCCTACAAAGCCGCCCTGACCGCCGAGAGCGGGTACACCCTGACCGAGGTGAGCGTGAAGATGGGCAGCGAGGACATTACGAAAACGGCGTGGAATGCCGAAGAGGGCTGCGTGAACATCGAGGCCGTGACCGGAAACATCGTCATCACGGCAAAAGCGGAGGTAAAAGAATGAGTGAACCTATCTACAACAGCGCCGGTGAGGTGCTGTACCCGGGGCTGGCAGGCGACGGGGCCGGATACCGGGGAAGCCGGCTCGTGACCCTGACGCCGGAAGGCTGGGAGAAGGCAAAGGGAGCTTGGCCCCTGATGCAGGACGCACCGGTGCCGGAAGCAAAGACCGGCTATGTGGCGCTCGGCTCCTACCCGGACAGCTACGGCACGGCGGCGCAGGAGGCGGGATGCCCGGCCTACTGCGAGGCGCAGGACGGCTTTGTCCGCTTTTACGCCAGGGCGAAGCCCTCCGGAGACATCCGGGTGCAGGTAACGCTGCTGGGCGAAGCGGGCGGCGCTGCGGTGGCCGGACCGGTGGCGGGGAGCGGCGTGAGGGTGGACCCAACCCTCACCCTCTCCGGCGCGGCGGCGGACGCTGCGGCCACCGGCGTGCGTATCAAAATGCTGGAGATGCAATTCGGCTCTGGCATTGATGGTTCTAGTTTCGTTACTGCCTTTGACACGCTCGACGGCGTAGAGCTGACGGGTGTGTGGAACAAGGCGGCGAGCCGCATTGATTTTTAAGGGAAGGAGGATTTGAATGCAGATCAAAGATTTAGCCATTGGTGACGGCTTTGTCCACCTGATGGAAGGCGGCACCAAAGTCAAGTTTTACGTGCTGGCCCACAACTACGAGAGCGGCCTGAACGGCAAGGGACGGACGCTGTTTTGCCGGGAGAGCCCGGCGACGAGCGGGACACATACTACGTCCGAGAAGAATACTTACACGCCCGATAGCAATAATGAGGCCACTTGGTATAAAAGAACCTATGTGAATAAGTTTTCAGACGAAGTGCGGGGCTTGATTGGCACGACAAAATATTCCGGTCAATATGCTAGTATATCTGTTTTACCTAATGGCACGCCGACTGGAACAGTACTTCACCGTGGCACATACGAGTCGAGCTTTTTCCCTGTTTCGGCAACGGAAGTCGGGGTCTCAGGCTTCTCCGACGGTTCTGCGCTTTCCTCAGCTGCAATCAGCAGAATCAGCAGTATTCGAACCCGCTACGGAAGCGGCATCTGGACGAGAAGTCCATCTAAGACCCTTACGTATCCTAGTTCGATGGATTGGTCAACTATTTATGGCTATGCCAACGGAAAATACATAGCTTCCGCAAGCGGCTCTAGTCTTTCGACTGCCGAAGGCACTTACGGCGCTTCTTACGGCTACCTCCCCTGCTTCACCCTGCCGGAAACGCTGTACATCGACAAGGACGGCTTCGCCTCGGCAAACCAGCCGCCGGAAATCGCTTCCGATGTGGGTGAGAGCGGCGTGGCACTGGGCGAGAAAAACGAGCCGTTTGCACTGCCCTTCACCGTGACCGACGGCGACGGAGACCCCATGACCATCACCGAAAAGGTGAACGGCGTGGCGCTGGCCGTCTGCGAGAATGTGGCCTCCGGCACCGAACTCACGGTACAGTGCCTGAGCGAGAAAGCCCTGTTCCAGCAGATCCTCAACGGGGAGAACACATTGGTTCTGAAAGCGGACGACAGCAAGACCTCGACAGACTGGACCGCTACCTTTACCAAAAATGTGACAAGCGCTGTCCTCTCGCTGGCCCAGCCCCTGACGGCGGACGACACCATCACCGTGGCGGCGCTGACGCTCGAAGGCAGTTTCCCGGCAGATATGAGCCTGACCGTGGAGATGACCAATAACGCACGGGACGATGCTCCCGTGTGGGAGAACTGCACCGACATCCAGCGCGGCGAGAGCCGGGCCTTTGCACACCACGCCTTTACCAACAAGACCGCCGCCAAGGGAGCGGCCTTTAACTACAAGGTGACGATCACCCGGGGAGCTTCCGGCGTCGGCGGCAATATCACCATGATCGGAGGTGTTATCGGATGAGTCTGCACAAAACAGAAAAGAGCCTGAAAGAGCTCCACCGGAAGCTGGAAGAGGAGCAGAAGCTCAGGGAGCTGCCCGGCCTCGTGGCGGAAATCGAGGACGCCATGTGTGAGCAGGATACAACATCAGAGAAGCGGCTGGCGGCTATCGAGGACTCGCTGTGCGAGCTGGATGCCGCCGTCAACAAGTAAGGAGGATTTCAAAATGGATAAAATCTGGGCGAACCGGCTCATCGCCGGTACAAAGACGTGGGCAGAGATGCCCGCACGCCGCCATACCGGAGTCAAAGCGGAGCTGGCAAAGCGGGTGGCCGACGGCGAGATCACTGCAGAGCGGTACAAGGAGATCACGGGGGAGGACTACGATGGGTAAGCTGCTGGAGCTGCTGGAAAAGCTGGTGCGGGCCATCTTTGGCCCGGGGGACGAGCGGGACACGGGCGGGCCTGAGCCTGCACCCCAAGCCCCCAAGGCAGAGGCTGTCGTCGGCTGGGAGGGCGACCCGCCCTACCGGTACATCGACGTGAGCCGGTATCAGGGCCTTATCGACTGGGCGCAGGTGGCAGCGGCGGGCTACAAGGGAGCAATGCTCAGGGCGGTGAGCACCAACCGCAAGCTCTCCAAGCGGGCAGACGGCCTGTATATCGACCCCACCTTTGAGTCCAACTACCGCAACGCCAAAGCTGCCGGTCTGGACGTGGGCGTCTACTACTACACCAATGCCACCAGTGAGGCGATGGCCGACGCAGAGCTTGCCCTGCTGCGGCAGGCGCTGCGGGGCAAGGAACTGACCCTGCCGGTGGCGGTGGACGTGGAGGAAAACAAGCTCAAGCCCATGAGCACCCTCGACCTCACCAACCTCACCGCCTACGCGCTGGAAAAGGTGGAGAAAATGGGCTTTTACGCCCAGCTGTACACCTACACCGGTTACAAGTACGAGCTGGACATGGCTCGGCTGTCCTCTCGGTGGGACGTCTGGCTTGCCGACTACACCGGCAAGACGCCCAACGTGACGTTTAACTACAACGCCCACCAACACACCAGCAAGGGCAGCGTGCCGGGCATCTCCGGCAACGTAGACCTCAACGTCACTACCCTCAACTATCCGAAAATCATCCGCAAGAAGGGCCTGACCCGTCTCCGGGAGGGCAAATGACCGAAAAAGAAGCTTTGCTGTGGGTGCTGGGCATCCTGGGCAGCCTGTGTGCTGCAGCCATCACCATCGACAAGGTGCTGGAAATCATCCACAAGTACATCAAAAAGGCACAGGAGCCGGACAACGCGCAGAACAAGCGTCTGGATGAGCTGGACAAGCGCATCGGCGCCTTGGAGCAGGGCCAGCTCCAACACACACAAGCCCTTGCCCGCGATCTGCGCCGCTTCGACGAAATCGACGAGGTGAGCCGTCTGACCCTCGACGGGGTGCGCAATCTGCTGGACGCCCAGCTCTCCGGCAACAACCGCGAGGGAATGCAGAAGAGCCGCACCGACATCGACAACTATCTGTTAAAAGGAGTGACCAATCATGGTAGCACTGGCAACTAAGCTTTTTGACCTTATCCCTGCCCCGGTGGCGGCAGTTCTCATGCTGGGCGGCTTTATCTTTTACGCCCTGGGCTGCATTCGGCTGGGCTACGGCGCAGCGGTAAAGCCGCTGGTGCTGGATCTCATCGAGCGGGCAGAGCAGGAGATCCAGGGGACAAAGCGCGGCGCAGAGCGCAAGGCGTGGGTCGTCAAGATGCTCCGGGCCGCCCTGAGTACCAGCAAATACGGCAGGCTTATCAGCTGGGCCATCACCGATGAGACCATCGGTGCGGTCATCCAGTTTTTCTTTGACCGGGCAAAGGCGGCGCTGCAAAAGCAGTAAGGAGGCATAATACATGGACTTGAGAAGCACTGTCGAAATGATGCTCAGAAAGGACATCCCATGAACGCACATATCACCACTCCCCGCACCGTATCCGCCGCCACCCTGGCCCGCACCGCCGTGCTGGCTCTGGCCCTCATCAACCAGATTCTGAGCGCCGCAGGCAAGCCCGTGCTGCCCATCGAGAGCGCCCAGCTCGAACAGCTCATCTCCACCGGCTTCACCACCGTGTCTGCGCTGGTCAACTGGTGGTTCAATAACAGCTTTACCAAGGAGGCCATTCAGGCCGACGCTGAGTTTGAGCGGCTGCGGAAGAGTGTGAAGTGAGGCGGACGGGCGGCAAGCGACCGGTAAATACGCAAAAACTGCGCCACCTTCCGCGCAAGGGAGGTGGCGCAAGAGGTGGCGCAGGTGGTTTCTGTTTTAACGAAGATATGTTATAAAATCGGAAATATTGACAGCCTCGTAATGAGCAGGTCGTCCGTTCGAATCGGATCAGTAGCTCCAAAAATCCTACAAATCAACGTCAAAATTTGACTGATTTGTAGGATTTTTTCTTATTTGCTCTAAGCCGGGCGAAGAAAACTGCAACAAAAACCGCAACATTGGGTGGCTCAAAATCGAAAATGGAGACTTTTTGGCAAAATTTTCAATGAATTAAGTAATAGATAATTGTTGTGAAATCGATTTGAGAAAAAGGACAGAACGGTGGATGTATGAACTTTCCAGAAGAACAGCTGGGTCGTGTTGGACAAAAATTCTCGGATATAGGGCGAAAAATCGAACATATCAAGACACTTGACTTGGTCAGCTGCGTCGCAGAGGTTGAACAGCTCTGCGGTGAGATTCAAGCCGCAACGGAAGAAATGAGGCATATACTTGCGCAGATGAAGTTCTAACAAACAAAAAAATCCCCCTCTGCACATAGAGTGCAAAGGGGGAGAAACTTCGACTTATGAGCCGATAAGCCAATCACTTTCAGGCTTAGCGATGAGACGAGCGTTGTTGTAAGCCATATCCAGCGTCAAACAGGTGTGCCCTGTGTAAACACCATTACGCGCACCAACTGCGAGCGATAAGTCAACCTTTTTAGGATCGCCCAAGCTAATAGGGAGCAAGAACTGAATGCGTCCGTGATAATACTGAGGCACAGCCGCCTTATAGTTTTCTTTTACGCGAATTTTTGCGTAATCCAATGCGGCCCGGAACAACATGGGGAGATTGCTCATATCCCTATACTGTTCTGGAATACGCTTGCGATTCCTTTCGTCTTCTAAAATGTGGTCGATATTGATACGCATTTCGAGACGGGTGTCAAACATCAAATCCGAAATGCTGTCAAAATAGCTTGCCCGTTCCGGCAAGGGGGAAATCTGACTAAGCTCTGCTGCGGATTCCTTATAAAATCCTCTGAGCTTCCATTTCGCCCGACGTTCAGTGTCGTTTCTGTCAAACAGAACAAAGATTGGTTCAAAGTTCGGTGTGAATAGACCTGTATTGAAGCACATCTCCGTGTCCGTTTCGTATATGTAATTGCGCTCGGGGTTAGCTTTTTGCTGCGCCCGGAGACGATTGAACGTATGGTAGACGTAATTTTCTAAGATGATGTTTTTCCGCGTACCGGGTGTTTCAGCGTAGCTCCAACGTTCCGGACGCGCCATATCGGCCAATTCCTGAACGGAGCTGCTGAAATTTCCAAGATACGCATATTTTCTGAGAGTGGGGACTGAATAATTAGTCATAAAAGGCTCCTTCCTATAAGGAATACGCCATTTTTATTCCCTGAAAGCTTGACATTTAATGAAACCTCTAGTATAATGTCAACAGGAAACGTTGTAGGCCGCTATTCCGCTAATGTTTTAATGCTTACAGTAAATAGGCTAATGCCAGATACAGAGAGACACCGCAACGTGCAAATTGGAACGGTGTCTTTCTCTTTTTAGAGGCTTCAACAAGAATTATACCATATCTTCTTGTTTTTTACAACCCCTAACAAAAAATCCCCCTGCACCAGCCCTTTACGGGTCATGGTACAGGGGGATTATCATTTTACGCTGACTTTGCGCTGACTCAGCCCAGATTCAGCGTATTCTGGGCAGCGGCCTGCTTGGCGGCGACGTGATTGGCGTCGATCTGGGCCTCAATACGGTTTTTGAGGTACTGGGTCGTATTGCCGAAGTTGCTATTGATGTAGTCCTGCGCGTCGCTGCTCATGCTTTTCAGCGCGGCGGACACGGCCTTCATAAGTGCTTCCTTCTGTTCGGCCTCCTTGAAGGTCCCGGCGGTCTTCAAATCGTTGACGTAGGTCTGGTTCATTGCGGCCACGGCATCGGACACCGCACTTCCAATTTCCCGGACGAGGCGCTGCACCTTGATGTCGTTGGTCTTTGCCGCGATGAACTCGATGAACACAGCAATGCCTTTCTAGATGCAGGCGGTCACGATGGGGACGCAGACCAGCAGGGCGACGTACAGCAGACTTCTCGTAAACTCATTCATGTTCGGTTGCTCCTTTCATTCAGTGGACCTGATTCTTCAGGCTGTTCATCCGCTTGTCGCCTTCGATGGCGGCAGCGGTGAAGCTGTTGTTCTTCCACCATGCGGCCAGCGCAGCACCGACGGTGAAGCCGGTGGAGATCATCTGCTCGAGCTGAGCGTTGTCGATGGGCAGCAAAGGCTTGCCCGCTGCGCTGAGCAGCTGATTTGCAAGGGCGAGGCCCAGCGCTGCGGTACGGATCAGAGTGCCAGCGGAGATCTTCTTTTTCATGTCAGTCCTTGCCTTTCTCGGGCGTCTCGGCCCGCTGCTTGAGGATGTCGATGGCCTTGGTGATGGCTGCGGGAATGGGCAGACCCATCAGGCCGGCATTTTCGACGATGGAGATGGCCTCGTTGGCCGAAAAGCCGATGATCGCCGCGTCGCGGACGAAGCTGCCGCCGATGACAGCATCAAGCTGGCAGGCCACCAGAACAATGAGCAGAGTCTCACCTTTGCGGATGAGGCCCTTCCAGCCAGCCTTGCTTTCCAGCGCGCCGGTCTTGGTCTTGGGGCTGGCGTGGAACACG